ATCTGGAACGATTATACTTCCGGGAGGGCCGTAGTAAGCAGTGATCTGCTGGGTTGACGGGTTAAATACATAATCCTCTTCCCTTGTCAAAATCCAGTTGATACTGCTGCTATAACGATAGGATTTAACGGCAACCCCCCCGTGGATAATAAGCATTTTGTTGTTAGCACTATTTCTAAGCACACTAGACATACATTTACTCCTTTGTTAAAATAAATAAATTATCGCTGTTACGGCTCATCAGCCCTTGCCACAAACATTCTCGACGACGCGGTAGTAGTCAGCACAGTACTGCCAAACGTACCAGTTGGAGCGAAGTGCCCAGTCACCATCCCTCCGCCGCCTGTCAAAGGCACCATGTCGAAAGCAAGAAGGCCCTCTCCAGTTGCTATCCATTTTGCCACGCCGCTATCGTGAGCTACTCCCATTATAAATATCCCCGCCGCCCCTATTCTAGGCACAGTTCCGAGTCCAGGAATAGTCATGTTACCTGAGTGCACTCCTGTTAGTAGCACCGATTCCGGGGCTGTGGCTACCCCATAGCTGGCAGATGTCCCGTCTCCCGTAACATTCCCGCCAAAAGCATGCAGCCAATTTCCAGTCGCCATATCGAATCTGGCAACAAAATATGACTGTTTTACTGAAGTTAGTGTTTTGCTACCAAATACGGCACTCCCGTTAAATATCCCTGAAACATAGGCTTTATCTGGAGCGAGTATTCTAATTGACCTTCCGGCCCCACCAGAATATGATCCTGTGGCCTGTTTTGCCCATTGCCAGTTCCCGGCGGCATCTAGTTTGCATATAAATATATTATCTACACCAGCAGCTGACACAAGAGTAGTGCTTCCAAAAACACTGCTGCCAGAAAAAGACCCAGTCACATAGACATTGCTATTCGTATCAACTTCACTTTTGTAGCACGCATCGTTAGTTCCCCCGCCAAGTACTTTGCCCCACTGCCACACGCCGCTAGTGTCAATGCACGCTACGTATCCGTCATTCATGCCACGCCCAGGTATCGCCGCACCTTCAAAAGTAATGTTGCCCACCCCAAAGTATCCTGTGACATATAGCAATCCATTAGGTGCCAGTGTTACACCATATCCATAAGAAAAGTTCCCTGTGCTGCTAATTAGCTTAACCCATTCCCATGTGCCAGCAGCAGATAACTTGGCAATAAAGGCTCTCCCATAATTATCCCCAGTCACAGTAAAACTTCCAAAAAAAGCTGTTCCTATGACATATCCGGTAACATAGCAGTTATTCGCAGCGTCAACAGCAATACTATACCCCGGACATGTAGTCGGTGATCCTGACGTCTGCCATGCGCCTTCGAATGCGCCGGTATTAGGATTAACTTTGGCTATATAACCATTTTCGCCAGCTGCGCAGGTTAGTGTAGTACTGCCAAATGTAATAGTGCCACTGAAGCATCCAGTGACATAACAAGAGCCATTTGGGGCCTGTATAATGGCATATCCCTTGGACCACCCAGTTCCAGTTCCACTAGTTGCATATTTCCAAGCAGACATACTATTTACAATTTTCCCACCAACAGCCATTGTTCCAGAAGAATGCTGCACACGAATACCAGATGCACGTGCATCCGATGGCAGAACTAACGGGGCATAGGCCATACTCCCATCGCCACGCTTAATTGCTAGATATTTACTGCCTGCTTCTGCAGCAGTAGAATACACGTCTAAATCCCTAACTACGGCAATAGAATCTTTATAATGCAGCGCACCGGCTATTTTAGTCATGTCAAACAATCCATATATCGCCATTTACCGGAGCTGCTGGCGCTGTAAGAGCAATTCGGCTTGGATGAGAGTGGTCTCCTCTGGAAGGGCTAGCACTGGTCCCAACAGCCCCTAGATTTGTGGCCGCAGCTGGGACTGATTCGTACCAAGCTCCGACAGAAACAACGCCGGAAGTCCCAGTTATAACCGGTAAGTTTGCAGTAGTTCCTATTGCACCTGTATTAGAAACGTTTCCATGAGTATGAGAGGCTGCAGCAGCCCCAACCTGTGCTGCCGTAGTACTATGTGGATTTGCTGTACTTGCTACGTGCGTTTGTATATTTGCATTAGCCGGTTCGTACGTCCCTGTATGCGTGTGCGATACGCTTGCTTTGCTAGCATCAGATGGGTGGACATGATCTTGACGAGATACTTTGTCGCTTATGCCTTGCGAGGCAGTGCCGTCAACTAATGGATCGGTGTCTGAATAAGCTACTGTCCCTCCTGTCCCTCCTGAGCCTATTGCAGAACTTTCCCCGGTCGGAAGTAACAGCGTCGGATTCCCACCATTATCGCTATCCATAAATACTTCAACAAAGCCTTCCGGTGGGTTCGTTGTCGGCTTAGAAGTAGTTTTAAAGATCTGTCGCCCGTATTTTTTAGACATATTATTGCTCCTATTATTTGTAGCGGTTAATTACACTACTGCCTTTGCTAAGGCTTCGCATGTTTATTATGCGAAGCAAGTTCTAAAAAGTCAATAACAAAAACCCGGAGGCTACTAACCCCCGGGTCTTATTACGAAATTAAGCGATAAAGCGATTATGCCATCAGGACGACACGGCCGGCAAACTTAGCATTAGCAGTAAGCGTCACATTGCCAGAAGCATCAACAAGCTCTCCGACTTCAACAGTCTGGCTTGGTGTATGCCGACATTTGTCTTCCTCCAGATTATAAAATAACTCTATCCATTTATAGAGAAGGGCCTTGCTTTAGTCAAGAAGTGCTTTAAATTTGGCAGTTCACTGCCCCTCCAGCAATGCAAGCGCCGCATCCACAACAGTTTCTTTTTCGCCATCAACTATAAATGTGTTTTGCCATTTATAGTATCCACGCATTATTTTAGGAGGGATCAGCGCTGATCCAATGTCTATCTCGACATAATCTTCTGACGCTGGGAATTTGCTCATGTCCACTATGTACCCATCCTGGTCAAACTTTATATGATAAATATTACTCATACGCAACTCCTGGTAGAATCATTTTACTTCGGTCAAATGTGTGATAGAAATTAAATATGCTATTGTTTGCTGAGCGTTTGAACAGCATGAGATAATTGGGCTGCCGGGTAGTAGTGCCATGGTGTATAAATAATATCGACCCATCCCCAGATATAGCACACTGCGGCCCAGTAGTGGTGCCTATAGTTAGATCGGTGGGAGTGGTGATTTTTTCATACCTGTTGTTAGTGACATTCCATCCACATACGATAAGTCCTCCGGTGGCTAACGCGATTGCGAGAGTACTGCCATCTCCTGACAACGATAGCGCTCTAGGCACAGGAGTTGTGACACCACTTACCAAAATTGCAGCATCCGCCTGGTATCTATTATTCGCAGCACTCCAAGTAAAGCTCTTTACGTATGGAGCAGCATAGACACCAATGAGCACTTTGCTCCCATCCGAGGATACACACATATTGTTAGTGGCCACCATAGAGGAGTCTGGATCTGCCGTTATTTGGTATCTATTATTAGCGCTGCTCCATGTGTAGCTAGTTCCATTCCCCAGTACTAATCTGTTTCCAGTATACGACATGCTAATTAAGTTAACCCCCGCGGCTGGGGCGACGTCTGGGGATGCTGTTAATTCAAATCTACCTGCCGTAGTATTCCATTTATAGCTCCAAAAAAATGGAGCAATTGTATAATTGGAAACTACCACCAAGAAGTTCCCATCCGCGGACATTGCTAAACGGGCTATGTGTGGTGGTTGGGAGTTTACGGCCGTGCTTTCCGAAAATCTGTTATTGGCACCATCCCACAAATACGTAACAACCTCTGTAGAACTATATCTTCCTACCATTTTCTGCCCATTATATGTTAGGATGGGATTATCGCTGTAACGCGAAGCGTTTGCAGTTTTATAATACCGTCTAGATGCAGAATCTAGCTTATATGTGACTAGCCCGGAGTTACCAATAGCCAGAGTTGTCCCATCATGTGATACTGCCAGAGATTCCGCCACAGCTGCGCTGGCTATGTTAATATCTAGTGCAGGGGCATCATACTCGGAAACTATTCCAGACATGTAGGACGCTCTAGATATGGCACAGCATATATTATCTATTGCCTGCGCGCTTATAAGCTCCGTTGCAGCTTTTCCGGCATCGTTTATGTTTGCCCTGACAGTGCCTGTAGTTACTGCTAGACCAGACCCAACTCTTAAATGCCCGGCGTTAGTAGTGTCGCCGTAGCCGTATGTGCTGGCATTAGCAGCATGAGATGCTGGTGCAGCACCTACTTCAACAGCAGTATATGAAGGTTTACTTGCAGCTTTAGCCCATGGAGCAACATCTGAAGCTGGTCTGGGATTTGACAGTCTGGCATCATTGCCTTCACAAAAACTTCCAGACCCAACTCCAAATGAGCCTGTAGTGAGAACTCCTGAAGTAGTAGTAATAATGGGCAACTTTGCCGTGCTGCCAATAGCGCCAGTATTCGTAATATTACCATGAGTGTGTGCGGTAGGAGTTCTGGCATCCGATAGCCTGGAGTCATTTCCCTGACATGCAGTATTAGCTGCAGATCCGTATACGACATCCCAAGTCTGCGCTGCAGATCCGTTATACGCGCTGCCTGAAAGTCCGGTACCAGGAGAATGCGAGCTGGCTACACTATTAGCTGCTCCTCCGGCAGATGCTGATCCTGCGTATAGATGGGTATGCCCAGATGTTGCAAACGCACTGGCGTGGTTTCCATCCAGTAGGTCTGCGTTCAAATTGGCCACCGCAGTAGTACTTACTATAGCTATTGGGGCGGTACCTGTAGCTACTGTAGACGCAAATGATGCACTTGTAGCTGTTCCAGTAAATGTCGGACTGGCCACATTTGCTTTAAGCGCTAAGGAGTCAAATACTGCATCCTGGCTAGGAGCTGAGGTGGTTACCCCATTAGTTATAGTCTGCGCTACGCAGGCAGTTCGAGCTAAAGAATCGCTATATGCAGTGGCTCCTGATGCCACTCCATCCAATTTTGTTTTATCGGTGCTAGACATGAACCCATTGACAGAAGTAGTAACTACTCCGTGGGCAGAGCCTGTAGCCCCAACATGCGAGCTGGGGGAGGCATCTGTAATTCCATATCCAGAAAGTGTGGTAGGTTTCGAAGTAACTCCAGACCATGGAACTGATGCCGCAGATGCCGCGGTGTATTCCATGTACCCAGTAGCGTTATTCAAATTAGCCACATCTACTACAACGTACATTATTCCGGTATCAAGTTGCTTTACAGTATCTCCAAGCTGAACAGTTGCAGTAGTTAACAAGAATCTCGCAGCCTGACTAGCTACCTGTACTAGACGTTCTAGCGCAGAAGCTGGAATTCTCGCGATGTCGAAAACACCTGAGCCTATTTTACTGGCGTCAAGTACTGGAATTCTGGCGCCATCCAACGCTCCTGATGTGACTTCTGAGGCAGAATGCGTGTGTGCGATTGGCGTTCTTGCATCAGTAAGACGCGTATCATTGCCTTCACACACGGAACCGGCGGATGTTCCGAAGTTTTTATTGAATGCGGTATTCTTAGAGAATATGGGTTCTCTTGATGTGTCTGACGGATGAACATGATCCTGGCGAGAGACTTTTTCACTTACGCCTTGTGCGGCTACGCCGTCACTTAATGGGTCGGTATCTGAATAAGGCACCGCGGCTCCGCTGCCGACTGGCGTGCTCTCCCCGGTAGCCAGCAATGTCGTAATTTTTCCACCATTGTCAGCATCTGCGAAAAACTCTACAAAGCCTTCCGGTGGATTAGTGTCTGGCTTTGAAACAGCCTTTAAAAACTGCCGCCCGTATTTTTTACTCATAAATTCTCCTATTATTTGAAGCCGGGATAAAATACCCGCTGCCTTAACTAAGGCCTCGTATGCTTATTATATGCGGCTAGCTCTAAAAAGGCAATAGCAAAAACCCGGAGGCTGTTAACCCCCGGGTCTTATTACGAAATTAAGCGATAAAGCGTTTATGCCATTAGCACTACGCGGCCTGCGAATTTAGCGTTAGCGGTGAGTGTCACATTGCCAGAAGCATCGACAAGCTCGCCAACTTCTACAGTCTGGCCAGTGCTATCTTTGACGCCTATGATTATGTCCTGAGAAACGCCGAGTTCATGAGTAGCGGCTGCCACAGTGAAAGTAAACGGAGCAGACGCGCCAACCCAATCAGTACTGTCATTGAACGCTGCGGCGTATTTATAGGCAGCACCGGTTAGTGTACTTAATACATTTACGCCATTAATACGATATTCAGCGCCGGCTGGTAGATTAATATTACCAGTTTCGTCAACTTGGACATAGCTTTCATCGATGCCGTCAAGTACATTAACGCCATTAATCTGATACTCGCCGGCAGCCGGGATATTCATGATACCAGTAGCAGGATCAAAAGTAGCGCCGGAATCAGTAACGGTGGTACCAAGAGTGCTGTCGAATACCGGGATGCCATTTACAACACTGCCGTTGCCGTCAGAAGTTACGGCGTCGGTTAAATTAGCCTGCAGTACGAAATAGTCGGCAGCATCAGCAGCACCATTAGCAGCAGCTACAAGAGCATCACCAATTTCTAAGTGACCGAGGCCAGTAATATCACCGGCTTCAGTGATGCGCCAGAAGTCGCCAGAGGTAATAGCACCTGCGTCGCCAGAACCAGTAGTAGGGAGTGTGCCAGCCAATGCACTGAAGCCACCGACGAGAGTGCCGATTGCAGTAATTTCGGTTTCTATTTCGGTAATAGCGCCATCTATGTAGCTTTTGATTACATCAGCAGTAGCAAGTTCAGTGCTAAGGGCGCTTACGGACATATCAGTAGTCTTAGCAGTAGATGCCAGATCGGCTACTTCGATATTAGAAATACTATTACCAGTACCGTTGGCGTCAAAAGTCTTATTAGTGAGTGAGTTAGCACTGTCTTCGGTCAGATAATCAGTGCCAGCAACGGCCTTATCAACAGTGTTGTCGGCATTGACTTTGAGAATGCCGGCGGTACCTTTTGCGTCAAAAGAAGTGGCAGTATTATCGGTGCCAGCAGAGACCATAAGCTCCCCGGCTGCCACGGCAGCACTTACACGGGTCACGGCATCTGATACGTCGCCGCCAGTAGCAAGTACTACTATGGCAGATCCGTCGTAAAATTTCAGCTGCTTGTCAGCAGTGTTATACCAAAAGCGGCCTTCTTTTAAATCGCCACCAGTAGGGTCAGCTGCTACGGGATCGATAACAGCATTCGTAAGAGAATTGAGCAGTAGGTCAATATCATACCAGAAAGGTTTACCGGCCATTTTAAAAACTCCTTAAAGATTAATAAAGCAGTCATATGTCTACTCAGTTACAAAATACTCTACCACTTCTCTGGGCAGACATAGTTATCTGCACCGAATTTTCACTTAAATGCGTGACGCCAACTTCACATTCGTTGTTAGCAGCGTCTAACACAAACACACACGGGAACTTGCCTAAATTATGAGTGACGATTAGCTCGCTTGTATTTTCAAAAGCCTGCTCAAACGAGCCAAGTTCGGCTAAGTATGTAAAGAAATCTTCAATCGTGCCTGTATGGCCCTGTCCAAGCCATACTTCATAAGCCGATTTACCGTCGGCACCACGCATGGCTGCTAAAAATTCTTCCGCCGTCCCAGTATTGCCAGCTTCGATCCAAATATCATAGGCAGACTTGCCTGCTTCTCCGACAAGGCTGTTTATAAAATCTTCTTCAGTGCCAGTATTACCAAGGCCTAGCCAGATTTGATATGCTGACAAGCCGTCAACGCCGTCGGTCCCGTTAAGACTATTTAAAAAATCTTCAACAGTTCCTTCGTTGCCAACGTCTAGCCAAATCTCATATGCGGATTTTCCCATAACGCCCCCCGTGGCCATCATACTGAAAGCATCATAGATGCTTATGGTTTTGTTAACTAATTCTTTTTTAGAAAAGGCTTTTATAAAAGCTCTTGGCGCCCCTGGATTTTTCGGCCCATGGCAACCTTTATCAAAATCTACATATACATAGACATCTGGACGTTTCTTGTCAACTATTTCTGCCATATTTATTCACCTTTTATTTTTAAATTAGTAAATGGCCCACAGTCACTACCAGATCCGTCGATTCCAGCAGGCTCGCCGCACGCATTTACCTCACTGCCGCAAGCATCGCTGCCGTCGCTCTCATGAGAACGTGACATGTTTATGTCCCTGAGTTGCGTGCTGTTCATAATAGATATAGCCCAGCTATAAGAAAAAGAAAAGCTTGTAGTTACAGCTACTTCGACGAGCTTAGTATCTACGCTGGCCATTACAGGCCGCTCTTCCAAGATTTCTCCGACAGAAAAATAATGCATTCTGAAATCTAAAAATTTCTGCTTAAAAGCTTGGAGCAAGACAAATACCAAGCTTGCTAAATGCTCGGCCTCGAGACCCTCTTCAGAGGCGCAATTAATAATCATGCTGCCACGAATAAGATCCGAGTGCGTTTCGGCCCCGGTATTCATATTCATTGACGCCAAGTTATCTATTGACAAATTAGAGTAGCCCATACGTCCGCGAGTTAGATAAATAACCGGCTTAAAGCTTTGAACTTCTTTGGGGATCTCTAAGCGATCGGAAATATGCAAGCGCGTGATTTCAGGATCATCGTTGAATTTAAAAGGTCCTTCGTTTTGGGAAAATAGCTCACGTAAGATTATCAAGTAAATGTCTTTTATGAACGAGGTAATTATATAGCGTTGCGCCGTAGCCAAATCAATCATGCTTTGCGAGCCAGATTTTAAATTAGCAGCGCCCGTTAAGTTATTTATTTCCCCTGGCATTTAGCTGGCCTTTCTTGACAAAAGCGCAAATAAAATAGACGTTCGTTCTTCTTCTTCTAAGCTTAATACTTGCTTAATAACATGCCGACGCCGTTCTACGTTTTGCACTTCACCGCTAACAGTCCAGACACGGTTTAGGCGCGTGTCAGCAATTACATCTCCTGGCTTTATTATCGGGTAATTGCATGTGATAGCGCGATTGCCAGATCGTGTGGCGTTGCCTATGTCAGACACGCCCATGTTTTTAATATCTACGCTGAAATTAAAATAAGCGTCGATAGCTTCGTAAAAACCGCCATCGTAGCTAGTCCCGTAGCAATTTATGCAATTAGTCTTAGTGCTGCGGCGTTTGATTACGTCAAAGCACTCAGTGCAGCGCTGCCCGCCTTCTTTGCGAATAAATACTTTGCAAGGCACACCGTTTCCGTATCTTGGATTTTCTAATGATATTTTACCACGTCTGATAAGCTCGATAGCTTCTAAGTTCGGCGGATGCTCGACTGTAGCAGGCTCTGACATATAACTTTCGTTAGTAGCAGTGTTTATGATCCGCATTCTAACGTAATAGCTTTTCCAGAATTTAAAAATAGCTACGTCAGTGTCAATATAAGATTTGCTATTAGGAGAGATGCTTGCTAAAAACTCGTAGCCGTCATGTGGCGCATTACTTTTCTCTAAGCTAAATTTAAAATTATCAAAGCTTAAGAACGTAGGTTCGAACTCCCAAGAGATAGCAAACTCGCTCTTGCTAATTGGAATAACTAATAGCTTGTTGACGGCAATTGTTTCGTTGGGCATTTGTTTAATAAAGCCGGGGCTTTTACACCCCGGCAATTTTACTTACGCGAAATACTTATCCACGATTGCCGAGGCAGTCTTAATAAGATTGGCGTTGGCGCGAGCATTGGCCTGCTTGCCCTGCATAGCCTGCTGAGCTTCAGGATAACCGGCTACTGGCTGTGACGGGGGAAATTGCTGGCCCATGCCACCCATCATGTTTGGGTCCATGCCCATGCCCATGCCCATGCCACCCATCATACTGGGATCTTGCATGCCCATCATGTTTGGGTCCATTGGCATGCCGCCACCATACATGCCCGATAGCGCTGCTTCCTGGTCCAGATTCATAAGAGCGTTGTTAATACCGAGATTGGCGTTAGCATCAATACCCATGCTCTGCATCTGCTCATGATCTTTCATTTTGCTTGCAGCCATAGCACCTACAGTAGCACCGATAGCGGCCGCGATCATCTGACCTTTGCTGCCCATGCCACCCATGTTAGCTAGCCCTGCAGCAGATCCAGCGCCCATAAGGCCACCGAGTCCTTCAGGAGCCATATCAGAGATAGCGCCAGCTGCGCCACCAAGCATGTCCATGATGCCGGCCTGCTTAATAATACTTTTAATGCGCTGTTTATTAGCCATCGAATTTTCTCCTTAGATTTTAATAGACTCATCTCGATAAAAATGTGCCAGCAAATAATTGCTTGAGAAGCTGCCATATGCAGAATCCATATTTTTAGTTTCCTTGTACTTAGACGAGAGAGTCAAGAAATTGTTTAACAGCTCCTGCCCCCAGGCACGATACATGTCGGACTTTTCTGAGATCGGCCCCGAAGTATTGCCATCACTTACGCTGAAATGATTACGAGTCTGCAATATACCGCCACTGAAAAGCGTATAAGCAGCCCCGCCAAGTACGAGCAAAGTCGGCACAGGAAAATTTATTAGCGAGTGCTTAGTCAAATGCCCTACGCAGGCATTAAATATTTCCAATGCCATAAGTATGCTTTGTGATATGCTGCTGTTTAAAAATTCTTCCTTGTCCGGCTGCAAGTAATTCAGCTCAGGGTAGTCCTGCAAGTAATTCCTTACAAGTTTAATATAAGTGTTTAACTGCTCTAACTCTGGCTGGCTTAGTGGGGCTGTCATAGGCTATTATTTAGCTGCGTCTTCTTTAGCCTTAGCTTTTGGGGCTTCGGCTTTTACTTCCGGCTTGGCAGCTTCTGCTTTAGGGGCTTCAGCTTTTACTACCGGCTTAGTAGCTTCTGCTTTAGGGGCTTCAGCTTTTACTACCGGCTTGGCAGCTTCTGCTTTAGGGGCTTCAGCTTTTACTACCGGCTTAGTAGCTTCAACATTCTTAGAAGAAATCTTGCGCTCAGCATCAGTCTTTTTGCTAAGTGCGTTTTTAGCCACCATTGCATCCAGGATAGGGTTTTCTTCAAGAAGAAATTCTACTTCGCCAAGACGCTTAGAGAACACTACGGTAGAGTTAGCAGCGAGCTTGACGCTCATGTTTGCGTTTTCATTTACGAGTTTATACCAAAATTTAGCCATATGCTATTTACACTCCTTGGGATTTTAGTTAAAAACCGACCCTATTAAATATAACAGGGTCGGTTTTTTAAAGCAATTAATTAAGAACACACCGACGTTTTTGTTACGGAGCTTTCCTAATATTGATCTTGGCAACTGCTTTTGCATTTACAAGGCCGACTCCGATGTATTCCCAAATCTTGTATTTCAGGAATTCGGCGCGGGTTTCAATCCAAAGCTTGGTGTCGGTGAGGGCGAAGAATTTGCCCAGAAATTCCGGTGCAGTGAAGAACCAGATTTCGTTGTGGGGAACCAGGTCAGTTTTGTTAGTGATAAACACGCGTTTGCCATGGAGGCTTTCTTCGGTCAGACCCTGGAACAGTACGTCGTAGGCCTTGTCACCGAATTCAGGGCGGCCGTTGCCCATAAGGTCATTCCAGCAGGAACGATTCATGAGTACTGAGCTGCACTGAAGCTGATCGCCAGATTCAAGTAAGTTATAGCCAGTAGTAAGAACACGAGCATTGAGATAAGGCTCGGTAGTGACCACGTCAAAGAGCTTGCCGGTATGAGTGACCATAGCGTTAAGCTGATCTACGAAAGTCTTGTCTTCTTCTTTTTCTACGGCCATCAGGGCGTTCTTTTCGATGATTTTAGTAATTGGCATCGAATAAGAGAGCAGGTCGCCTTCTGAGATTTCGTATTCTTTCGAAGCGACTTTATGGAACTTAATGCCCATGCTTTCGCCGCGAATGTATTCGTTATCAGATTCGGCGTTGAACGGCAGAGATACTGCTTCTGCATCACGTTCAATGTCAATTACTTTCTGAAGACCAGGGCGGCCGCCTTCACGAGAAGGTACACGGTCGCATTCTTCTTTAGTAATTGGTTCCGGTGGAACGATCTTGCGCAGGAATGAACTTTCACGAATTTTATCGCGAATGTACATATCGCTGGCTGCGGCAACTTTAGTATGAGTTGCGGGGTCCTGTGATCTCATGGCTTTAAGAAAAAGCTCATTGATCATGTTGTCAGTAATATCGTATGTAGCCATAATTGGTTGATTCCCCCTCGGTTGATATGGTCTTACTTAAACAGACCAGTGAGTACCAGACGGCCTTCAGCATGCTCAGCCGGTCCGATAACTACGTGTGCTACTACTACGTTAGCACCGATAGCCGCGCCGAACTTAAGAACGTCATCGGCGTCTTTCTTAACTGTTAAGCCAGCACCTGCCAGCATAGCGGCCTCGTCGGCTGCGATAAACATGTCGGTTTCGAATTCAATAGGACCTTCGAGGACGACAGTTTTACCAGTAACCATGGTGTCGAATCTGCCAGATTCTGAGAACAGCGGCTTGGCAAGATTAACATAAGGTGCGTCTGAGCTAAATACTTCAGGCACGCCATAGGTTTCTTCGCCTGCTACGACAGCCATAGGCACGACGAGAGAACCATCGGGGAGTTCAACCCCAGTTTCAAGATCGGCGAGTTTAACGCCACGATACCCAACATGCTTGGTTCTGCGTTCTTTAAGCATGGTTTCCTCCTATTAAATTAATGTGACTAATACATCTAACAGGGGATTCCTGCTAGTGCTATTACCGGAATTATTAGAAGCGATAATTGCTTCTCCTAATTTGAGAACTGCCTCGGTCTTACCAAGCTCCAGGGCTTTTTCTACTACATCCATGTCCTGAGATGCGAGCTTTTTTGTCCGCTCGTCAATGTCACGTCTTACGTCGTCTCCGACGATCAAACGCGTAGCAATGACTCTGGCGCGGGCTGATTTTTCCATCTCAGTCATTTTTTGTTTCAGGGCCCGAGCTTCGGCTTCAGCGTCAAGGCATCTCTTGTCAGCCGCTTCGCTTTGCTTGGCAGCCAGTTTGAGAATCTTAGCGATACTTTTTTTGCTGATAGCCATTACGCTACACTCCTAAGTATAATTAACGACCGAGAGGATTGATGCCCATGGATACTAAGTAATTATAAGCCTGGGCTACTTTAACGCGTTCTGCCTGTTCAAGAATTCTGGCTGATGCCTGTTTTTCAACTACTTCGTCAGAGAGAACGTCTACAGTTACGTCATAGCCGACCTGAGCAAGTTTGAAAAGCATCATAGCATCTTCAGAGGACATCTTGGCCATGGCAGACTTAACTTCGCCTGGTGTCAACGGGGTTTCTTCTCCGCCAGCAGACTGAGGTGCTACACCCTGCATCGGATCAGTCGGCCCTTTTACGCCCATGCTGGCGTCAGTAGCGTTAGTTTCGGTAATGCGCTTATCAGCATCGGCCTGGGCGGCATTTGCTACGGTACCGGGGTCAGCTTTAGGGTTAGCAGTCATGTCTTTGTCAAGACCGAAGACGGCAGTGCCGTCTACAGCTACTTTAAGAATTTCCTGGGCAAGTTTGGTGTAATCGATTTTGCTCACAAGTTTCGCTCCTGCGTTCTTGGTGTTGTCCAGCTCTGCCAAAGCAGCAGCTACGATATCTTCCGACTGAGAAGACGACTCGCCGTCCTCGTCTTCAGATTCTTTCTCGTCTTTCTTTTCTTTGTCAGACTCTTTGCTTTCGTCTTTGCTTTCGTCTTTGCTTTCTTCTTCCTCTTTTTCGTCCTCTTCTTTTTCCATTTCTTCAGCAAGCTTAAGAAGGGTATCAGTAAGAACGTTCATCTTGGAAGTAGAACCAGAAGTAGCAGAAGCAGTTTTGACATTGCTTTTAGCCTTCAGATTCAGGATATCCTGAATGATGGTATTTGATGCAGTCATCACTCTTAACTCCTTTTCAGAAATTTTATAGCTAATTGACATAAATTAGTCAACTTTGCATACACGCAATTAAAACTCACAATTAAAACTCACCTAATGGTATAGAATATAATTGTTTCAAAGTCAAGCTGTTAACTCCGGCTTTCTTAGATCTTATCAATGGCTCGATATATAAGTCTCTGTTAGCCGCTCTCTGTGCGAGTATATTGCTAAGCTCGTCTTTATCAGGAGATATAGCCTTTGCCGCTAACGCCGTCCCGGCACTTATTAATGGCAGCATTGATAGGCTATCAGACGACATGGCTTTGCCTATTAGAAACGACAGCATCGACGCCCGTGAGATTTCTTTCATAAGCTCAGGAGTAATTATGCTGCCTAAATCTGATAAGTCATCTTCTATGCTAACACGGTTTAGCTGATTAGCCACAGCCTGCTGGCCCAGCATAGCGCCGATAGCAGCGTCATGTGCGTTAAGACCGGCCGCTAACTTAATTTTATTACCAGGCATGCCTAAGTCAGTCAATACGCAAGAGTCGCATTCAAAGTAAGCGTTATTATCTAACACAGCGTTAGCTAACTTATTAAGTCCGGCTTGCATAAATAGCATGGCCTGTACTTCGTTAGGCCTGAAATAAGCGTTGCTGTATTTAATGCTCTCACTTAAACCGGCAGCTGTCTTAGTGCGTGACGCTATATCATGCAAAAGCTCAACAGGCCTGTTGCTAATGCTGTCAATAAATGATAGGTGCACGCTGGCGGTTTTCTGCATTTCTGCCTTTATACTTGATGGCGTTATAATGCCTCGGAATCCCCGCAACGGATCTGATATAGCTGCCGTTTTACTGGCGCCGAATATTTTAGCCAGCACGCATGCTGTCTTGTCTGCCGGGACTATTACGATCGAAATATCAAAAAAGTCCGGATCAGGGTTAAATAAGAAGACTTTGCGCCCGTCTGGGTATACATAATTTAACCCAGTCTTGGTTACGTGATCACAATAGTCTTTTGGCGATGGAGCCTTGTTGCCGCAGATCGAGCAAGTGTCGTATGGCACCCGGCAGCCCATCGATAAATTTACTAAGTCGTCATTTTCAAGTTTCTTAACTATGTCTTTGGGGAGCTTATTAGTGTCATGGCCGATTATAAGCTCTACGCGATTCATTCTCGGATTGTAAGTCGAAAATAATATTTCACCGTAGCCTTTAGCGGGGTCTTTATTAACATGGTGCATGAACGGCGTGCCTTTTAAAAAGCTGCCGTGATTTTTAAGCAGCTCGTCACGCTCGAAATAATCACCATTTACGTTAGAAGACCAATACTCACCGGCCCCTAAAGCGTTACATAGCGAATAATGCATCCCATCTTTTGGAACTAGCTTATTAATAAAAGCTAAAATCTCCGGCGGCCATTCACTGGCAGCAGCATGTTTTACCAGGCTGCCACCATTGGCGCGTATTTTATACAGCGTCTTTTTAGAATTATCCGCCGAAGAGTAGTCTAGCAACTTATCCATTTTTTTAAACGTTAGGGCCCACGCCCCTGATAAGCATATTCATAACGTCAGTCTTAGATTTATTAGCGGCACCTTCGATGTCTAATATGCTTTTTAACGTTGGGAAGTCTACGCCCTGCATATTATACTCAGCCATGTTCTTAATAAACTGCCCGGCTACTAATGGATTTCGGGTCATAGCTGGAGAGTACTGATTCATGATGCCCCAGTAATCATCGACTTTATTTGGGTCAATCTCTTTTAATTCCGGAAAACGTTCAAACATTTCTTTGTATGTTTCCTGCGTGCGTTTATAATCTTGATACTGATCATACATAACGGAGCCAATGGCCCCGGCACCAAGGCCATAAAGCACTGACTGCAGGCCAGGTCTTACGACGTCTCGCAAAGCAGATCCTAAAATACCACCGGCGCCTTCTACAGCAGCGGCACGTTTTTCACGAAACTTAGTAGCAATGCTTAAATGATTTGGCATGTTCCCTCCGGAGGCGCCTTTGTACAAGGGCTTTTTATTTACGATATCTTGAAAATTGCTTCTTTGTTCTTGGCTCAGTCCCAGCGCCGGATTCAGCTGCATAGGACTCATGGCGGGTATGCTGTTATTTCCAGACACCATGCTTTTGATGCCCTCAGTACCGCCGCCGTATAAAAATGCTCCGCCTAATAAGGCGCCAATAGGACTAAAGGCCATATTATCCCTCGATTAGCTTTTTGTAAAACTCTAAGGCAGACTGCCCATCGTCAATAGTATACGCTACGCTTGGCTGAGTAGTCGAGCTTTTTTCCGCAATACCGTTGCAAGAATTAAACTCCTCAATCTGATCTATGATCTTTTTATGATTAGAGATATTATCGATAATCTTAATTATCGGATCTTTAGTCACGACTTTTACGTCGCGCTCAGCAATATAAGCATCGTGTTCCGGCACAGCAGGCTTTTTAGCTTCAAGCAAGAGCTCAGCTGCAATCTTGCTATCACGACTTAATAGATCTTCTGCAGCTTTGGTAAAAACAGCATTAGCAATATCGGACTTGTCAGTGTTGTCGAAAGCCGACCAGAGCTTAAACGGATTAGAGTGCATAGCAGCTGCCTTAATTAAGCTAACAGCAGTCTTAAGCTCGCTGGCTATCTTAATACTAGTCATAATATACTCGGCCTTAAGATCTTCAATGCGATCTTGCAGCTTAAGTTTATTCGAGATTTTTTCTCTGTTGGCAAGTGTGTTTTTATGCGTGTCAAACATGCTGCTTTTAGCGCCGGCAACTTTGATTTTGAAATCTTCGTCGGGAGTGCTTATTAGATTTAAGAAATCTGGATTAGCATCATATTCCGGAGCAAACACTGAGCTGTTATTTAAGCTCGCGCTTTTAACAAAGTAATTTATGTCTTTTTCAGAAGCTTCTTTCACAGGCTTTGGCTCGCTTTTTAGATTTGATTCCGAAATAATTTTGCCGGCATCGGCCAGTTCAAATTCGAAACGCCGGTCAGAAGCGCTGGCCATTTTATTTAAATACGTGTCTAGGTTGGCGGCTTCACACACACGTGAAATCTGATTTGCATTTAAATTATGCTGTGCTGCTAACTTAGCAATGCTGGAATTTAATGGCGTATTACTATCGGCAAATGCTTTCGCGGCAGTCTTGCCAAGTTCTTTAAACAGCTTCTCATCCATTTCATGTCGCTCCTGGTTTACAGCGCTTATCGTCGCGTCTGAAATTATATAGCATTTGCAAAGCCTTTAGTCAAATAGCTTTATCTTAGTAAATTAGCGCTAAATATGGCCGCCATCCGCCCGATCATACTAGCATGAAAAGAGTCATCCGGCAACACGTGATCATAGTACATAGACCCACTGCGGGAGAAGTCGATGTATACAGTCGTGAAGTCCTCACAAAAAGGCTTAAACTCTTCCCATTTAGGGAATAAGATTTTCTTATTTTTTATGTCATGTATGAATTCTGACATGCAGCGAGTTCTGTGAAACGTTATTTTGCTATCGTCGACCTCTGGGTCCCACTTCATTTTTTCTTTTACGTTCCCAGATGCGTTAAATTCTATCAAAGGCATATCACCGACTAAGTCTTTTAGCTCTGTGTTATGGTAAAAACCAGCCCCGTGATCGACGCCAATGATATTTACTTTGTGTATCTTAGCCAGCTTAGCTACTTCTTGAACTTGCTTTCTAGGATCGCTCTCACGGCCTATGTATTTTTTCATCCACATGATCTTATAAGTACCGTTCGCCATAAGGCGGCCTAGCGTAGCTACGGTGTAGCCTGTCGGTAAAAAGCCTTTGGCCGCTCCCAAGCTATCCTCGCCATGTCCCCAGTCTACGCCTAATGCAAGCACGCCGGTATGTTGGGCACCTGTAATTGGCAACGCGTTAGCGTCTTGCGTGCACGCGCTAATTAAGTCAAATTCTGACAACGGATTGGCACCTACGTCGAATGGTGATGCCAGGACTTCGTTATGAAATTGATACGTTGGATACGTATTATACTTATCAAGCATCTCTTCCCAGTTAACGTTTGGAGATAACAGCTGCGGCAAACGTACGCCAAATAATCGCTGCGCTTCAGGGCTAGAATTCGTAGCAACCCATTCGCCCTGGAAAGGTGGGCCTAGCACTCCGTCGCATTTTTTACACACGACGCCAGTTTTGCCTACGTTTTCTATTCCAAGTATATTCCAACGATTGCAATGCGGGCATTTTATAATAAACTCATGCTTAGTGCTTTTCTGATAAAGCTTGTTAAGTGTGTTATTAAATGTTTTAGGAGTGCCCGCATATGAACGGCGTCGCTGATCGGGCTCCGAGCCAGATAGTACTTCGTCGATTATGCCTACGTTATCCCAGATAATATCCTGGACTTCGTCAAGTATGACTTTGTTAGCCGAGATACCGCGAATAGAGTCTGCACTTAGGTATGCGTATCTTAAGAAGCATTTAGAATTATTGGCAAAGCTTTTGTCAAATACGTTAGATACGCTGTCGGCGTCCATCATAAGGGTCTTAAATACGGGCGAGTACTTAATGACAGGCATAAGCTTATCGGTTGAGAAAGTCCGGGTCTGTTTTTCTCGTGGCGTGACAAATAGCGTGTTAGTCCACGGCAATAATAATGCATCGATTAAGATTTCATTTGCCAGTGTAGTAGACTTGCCCATTTGGCGGCCCATCATATAGACCGAGCTGCGCTGAGGCTTGTCATATATAAGCCTGAACATCTCTCGTTTCTTAAAGCTAAAAGGCTTGCCTTTAAGAGTAAATACTCGTTCGACTAAATCAGACCTGCGCATTAGACTATTTCTCTTTCATTATTAGAAAAATCTGTTAGCGTGTAGCTAGTGTCATGCGTTTCTAATTTAAGTTCTTCTAGTAAGCTACGCAGCACATCGTTGTCGGTAGATTTCTTATTCATTTTATCGATGCGATCGCCGATTTTCATTACGGCGTATGCTGCGTCTTTTACTTCTCCGATTGGCGCTTTCCTGTCAGACATTTCTTTGTAGCGTGTGTATATGTCAGCCAGCATTTCTTCTAGAATTAATCCATAATGCAGCTTTAGCGTGGCACCGACAGATTTAGCTGCTGCCAACGGATTGCCGAATAAAAGCTTGCTTATTGCTGCGGATAGCGAAACAGAAACTAAGTCATCTACCGAGCGCTTAAGCATGAGAGTAGGCAAGCCTTTACGGTCCCAGAATACATTTATAAGCAGCGCTATGCCGTCGTGGCTTATCTCTCGGCTAAATTTCCTATTGAAGTTTTCTACAATAGTAGTAACCGTTACACTTGGGATAGTAGCCAGGACTAGTATATATTCGCGATAATACTTAACCGAGATAAGATCCCAGCTTTCTCTCATGGCCACTGACATGCTTTCTACTGCAGCTAAATAACTTTCTAAGTCGTATTTTTTAGCCAGGCTCATTTTTACGCTGGCGTCTCCGGCTGCATAAGCCGATATGTCCTGTGTCAGTTCTGGTGTTAGCAGATCTTGCAACGTACTGGTGCCAAGAGTTCTGGCCATGCCTATGGTGCGCAAGCAGGCCAGTATCTGTGTCACTGGCCTGCCGCGTAATAATGCGCCGTATACGTATCTCCTGAACGGATATGGAAATGTTGTTTCCAGCATTTTTAGATTATTAAGCCCCTTCTCTGAAGACTGTGAGTTCCCGTATCAGTGCGTCCATCGCTTCCATCGCATTAGATAATATCTCTTCGTCGACTACGTCGTTGCCTAACCGCACGCTGGCCATTAATTTAGCCATGTTTGATAGCGCTTTTTTGTAAACAGGAATTTGCTCATAAAACTCAGTGGCAGTATCATCTTTAAGATACTCTAACGATAGCGCAGAATCAACACTTTCTTCGCTATCTAAGTAAGTAGCGGTCTTTACCCAGTTAACTTTGGCAATTTTATTACGCAAGCTCTTGCTTAAAACGGCACTGGCACGTTTTCTTAACGGGATAAAAACAATGGCCTGGCCATTTGACTTAGCTTCTTCAGCAGTTTTAATGATATCTGAGCTTCTAACACCAAAGCTGTCTAAATAATAAGGCAGCGCGTTGCTGTCGCATAAGATATTTTCGCTGGCAGATTTTATGGCAAAAGTATTCCCGCCTCGAAAGATAATTTTCAAGGGCTCGGTTTGTTTGGCTATTTTGCTTAAGTACTCACGCTTAGAAGTTATTAAGTTCGTACCATGAATCGTGGCTACTTTATATAAAATCGTGTTAGGCGACAGATAAAGTGGCTTAGCGTCTGACGGCAGTAACGCCGTGCAGTCGTTAGCAGCTTTCTCTTTGTTAAACTTGTTTAAGATAACGCCAATAAAAGCATCGCCTGAGGCCTTGGTCTTTCCGATAATTGCTTTGCCGATAGGCAGCTCGATTACGCGCTCAACTGTAATAGGCTCTAAATAGCCGGCGTCGCTGCTTGGCATTATTTCTTCACCGGGCAATAGCTCGTCTGGCGCCTTACTGGTAAGAGAACTAATAATATCACTGGCAGGCATTTTGGACGGCACAGCTTCTGCATTTTCTACGTCGTGCAGCAAACCGCCTTTGCCTAATCCCATCAAGGCACCAGGGCCGCGCATTTGTTTTATTTTAATTACCATCACAGGAGCTGTCTGTCCGTCAGAATCGCCGTCGCTTAAGAAATTAAACATGCCCGGGCCTGAGACTTTCTTGAATAATTTATCCAAAACGCTGCCCATGCCCCCCATACCTATGCTGGGAATGTCGTTGCTGTCATCGCTATCTAAATTAGCTAAGGCACAGGCGCTACCGGTTTTTATGAAATTGACATACTGCTCAGGCATGTGTCGCTTAACAAAAGCCTTGGCTTCCGAGAAAGCTGCACTGATTTTTTCCCGCTTATTATTCGTGTCAGTTACATATATGCTGCTGTTCAAAAAGCTATCCCGAGTCACGAAAGCGCTTTTGTATTTTCTAACGGGAGTTTTTAATATATTACTCACGACAGCATTAAAGCTTGAATTCTTAGCAGCGGCATTTTTGTAAAACTTATCAGTTGCTATAAGCTCGGCCAGCTTAGTCTTGCCTTCGTCCGAGATAACTGACGCTGTAATTACTCGCGTGTTTCTATTGCCGGAATAATAAGGCGTGTTGTCTAAAATAGGCTGAGAATAAAAGTCGATGCTGTCTTTGTTGTTCATAGGGTCTCCTAAAGAAACGTTGCTATTAACTAAATTAGAAATCAAATCAGAAGTAAGATACTGCCATTCGCCATCGACCAAGGCAATATCTAACGGCTGCATTTTCTTGCTTTTTACGATTACGGGAATGACTAATACACGTCCTCCGATATCTACCGAGTACGAGCCCTTGGCATATAGCTTCTGCGGCTCGAAACGATCTAGCGTAAGCTTTATAGGAAAATTAGCCAACTCAGGAAAGGCTGAGAATAAAATGCGATTCATTTCACCTGTCCAAGTAGCACTGTCTTCCGGCAGCTCGATCTCATACCCTAAATTATCAGGCGTAAATATCCGTTCTAGCATCTTATTTCCCTCCTGGAGCAGCCGGTGCTACTGGTGCAATTGGCTTTCCGAACGTGTGTAGTATGCCGCGATCTGCTGCACTGCTTACCGAATCTCCGAATTTTTTAGCAGCATACATGGCACCGCCAATACCAAGACCTGCAGCCCCTAGTAAGCCAGCCCATCCCAGGGACGCATATTTGTCTCGGCGATATTTAGCCATGGCCGTTTTGGTAATTGCATCAAAATCTATCTGGGCGGCGGCATCTTTGTTTAGCATGTAACGTATTCCGCCAGCCGTAATAGGCAGGCCAGCTAAAATTCCTCCTGCAACTAGGCCACTTCTGTCCTTTTTAGGGAGTGAGTTCTGCATAGGAAAATTGACAGTGGTCATCCCCGGATTTGGAGTGAAGACATTCTCCGAAGGCACCTGCTCAAACGAAGACTGAGCTTTTGTGGCCTGTGCTGGAGCCTTTTTTCCCCTCACTTTCATAGAAGTAGTTTCAGAGTTTTGAGGGTACTTGCTCTCTGAAGGGAGCTGCCCAAATGTTGCCTGAGTTGCAGAAGCCTCGGTCTTACCTACTGGAGCTGCTGGGGCTGCTGGAGCTGCTGGGGCTGCTGGGGCTGCTGGAGCTGCTGGAGCTTTTTTTGTGCGGACAGGGCCGGACATGCCTTTCCAAAAGTTTTGCACTGGCGCGGTCTGTCTAATGCGATTATAGCCGCCCATACCGGCACCCATGGCACCGCCGGCGATGCCACCCATGGCAGCGCCACTGAAAGCGCTGCTAAGCCTGTTGCCTAAGCTGGCAGCTACTGGATTGCCATTAGAGTCATACCGCTCAGTAGGCATTAAAAAGCCTCCGACGCCGCCTACGCCAGCGCCCATCATAGAGCCGTGCATTGCTCCTGGTAGAGCCCCTCTAGCGAAGCGGTTAAGCACTTTGCCAAATTGTACAGGGGCTGCCTGTTTTTCTAAATACCTATCCGAAATAATCAGGAATAAATTATTTTCTGTCATGGCTTTGTTACCTGCTTAAGCTCTTAAAAGCGTTTACGATTGCGGCCGACGGCCGAGTTTTTGGCATTTTGGCACTGCCCATTTTCCGTTGTTTTTCCTTGTCGTCGTACTTAATAGCAGGGAATGGTCTGGGCATTACATTATTAATAGCAGCATTTGGGTGTATAGAAGGGCCGTATATCGGACCTGGGGCAGGTAACGGTGCGAAGTCATTTCCGCCGTCGTCGTTACTAAAGCCAGCACCATTATAGTTACCGTAAGCATAAGCAGCACCGGCAGTGCCAAGTGCACCTGTACCAGCCAACGTGCCTAGCGCCCCTAATGCGCCAATTCTCTTAGCCTTGTCCCCCATCTGGGACATAAGCATCTGCCGAGTCGGATCTAGACCTGGGGCGGCATTGAACATCTCATTTGGCTGTAAGATGCCTCGCTTGTGCAAATCATTCATTTTAAAAAACTGATTTCTTAACTGATCAGCGGCTTTCTGGTCAAAGCCAGGAGTTAGGTTCATTTCTAAATTACCATAAGCGTTAGTGAAATCCGCTTTGTCGCCGCTGCCCATGGCTCTTAAAATAGATTGGTCCTTGTTTAGGATTGCCTTCCCCGTCAGTCTGTCTATAAGCCTTGGGATTCTCGCCCCAATGTAGCCGCCAGCTATTGTTCCTGCCGTTGACGATCCTGGTATTGGAACTGCCCATCCAATTGCGTTGCCTAATGCAGCCCCCGCTACTGCGGATGGCGCAGATAGGTCTCCTTTAGGGTAAATGGCATTTGGGTTACCGAAGCGCTTATTTAAAGCACCTTCGCTGACTTCTTTTAAAGTCTTAGAAGTATCTTTATTTAGCGTCGGGAATATTCTTGCAGCTGCTGCGTCAAATTGCCTTGCAATCGCCGGGTCATTTAAAGCCTTCACGTCCACACCCATCATGCTCGCCAGCATCTGGCGTTTAACATGCGTGTTATAATCATCGCCGCCGCCAAGCCATCGGCGCAGCAAGCCCTTTTGTGCGTCGTCTGCCCCTAGACTCGAATGCAGTCGGGACATTAATGCTGCCACGTCGCCTTCGTTGCGAAATTCGGCCGTGGGCATACCTGGGGCGCTGCCATTTCTTTTGGCGATCGTCTGGGCATTAGCTACTATTTTTTCGATTTCGGGTCCGAGCTTGGCGTTATTTAAGAAAGCCTCAACTACTTCTGGCGGTGCGTTCCTGCCAGCTAATTGCTTGGCCAAGTTGCGCATGTTATACGCACCGGCACCGGCGCCGATAGCAGCACCACCGACGCCGTAAGTCAATGCATTAGTCAAACGATCACCGATGCTTGGGCCTTTAGTCGTTTTGGCACCTAAGGCATTCTCTGTTTCAGTGCTTGGTGCAGTAGCAAATCCTAATAGCGCGCCGAGACCTGCGCCTGGCACTGCGCCTTGGCGGCCGCCATAACGAGCTAGCTGCATTAGCGTCTGCGGATCGGTCAGACTTCCTGACATGGTTCGGGCCCGACTGCGAAGCAGATTCTCAAAGCCTGAATTTATGCCTTTCATCGCCACGTCATCGGCTCCGGCAAAAAACGTTCTAAGTTTGTCTGCACTCAGATTATTAAAAATTGATTCGAAATTTTTCATATTTGGGCCGGCCATGTTTAACTCCCTTTATTATGCCTGATACGATCAGCATACGTAGTAGCGATTTTCTTAGCAGTATCCGTTATATTTTCTTCCAAAGATTCGCGTGTGATATCTTTCTTAGCAATATCTTTTATGAAGGTGTTAGCATAGCGGTCAATAAAGTCACGATACTTCTCCATAATAGACTCCGCGCTACATAGTATTCTGCCATTCACACCGACGATGAATTTAAATTTTGGAATAGAAGTCAAGATATCATCATCAGACGATTCAGTCTCTCTTACTATAAGTGAAAAGATAGATTTGTCAATTCCGGCTTCGAGAGCCTCGCTGTCTTCAGTATTATGAAAGCCAATCTTAACAAATAAAATATTAGACTTCTCGGTCGAGCTGTCTCGAAATATCCAGCTCGTAGTCGTATTCAGAGTCTTGGCATCAGAGTCCATAATTAAGTCAGCCGCATCAGTCGTAACACGGGCTCGCTGGGAATTTACGTTGATTGTATTATTCGCGTTATTTAAATGAAAATAGCACTTGGGGGATGCCTGTAGAGCAATATGTTCAGCCGTGCGGCGCATTAGAAAATAGCATTGATCGCTGGCCTGTATGCAGATATCCCCCATACCGATTCTGCGTTTATTAACAGTACGGTCGTCTCCGGTCGTCTTGTTAGTGCTATCAGGTAAGCCATCAGGATGGGATATAAATCCTAATATGGCAAACTGACAAAACCCGTATTCAGCCACAAGCACGTCAGAATTATTCTGTGGCATCGCGTACATTCCATTGCCATTTAAGAACGAATACGGGGACAACCAAGGAACGTCGTCTGCTACGCGCCCGCCAGGTAGCCTGACTTTGGCAGTGTATGTCAAAGTGTTAGTGACTATAATCGTGCCTTCGTGAATACGGATCGGGAATTTTCTGTAAAAATCCT